GCTCCATCTCCTGCGCCATCGCCTGAATCTGCTGCTCGGCAGCCTGAAGCGCGGGGGTCTTGTCGTCATCCGACAGGAGCTTGGGGTCAATCGTCTTGGCAAAGCGCTTGGACATCTCCTGCGCGCCTGGCCAATCCATGTTCTTGATAAAGAGGTCACCGGCCACAGCCCACAGTTCCGGGTTGCCCTGAAGGATCTGCGACATGGCCTCCAGCGCCTCTTGACGCTTGGTCAGGTAGCTGGGGCCGGTCGTGACCGCCACGTCGTACTTGCCCACGGTGGGGTTGTAGACCTTGGCAATCGTGTTGCCCTGCGGGTCCATGATGCGCTTGACCGGCTCCTCCTGCATGGGGTTGAGCCGTGCAATGTCGGTCGAGCCGTCCTCGCCAATGATGCGCGCAATCCGCTCGGTGTCGTAAATCTTGGGGATCAGGTCGATGATCTGACGGGTGACGTAGCGCACCGCGCGGGCCAGATTGTCCACATAGTGGTAAGTGCCCGTGTCAGTCTGTCGCTCGCGCGCCAAAATGGCCTTGCCGGAGCGTTCGTTGGAGGTCTGCCCCAGACTTGAGTCGTACTGCCCCGTGGTCGCCTTGATGTCGTCCGAGGCGCCCAGTTTGGCTTGGATCAGCCCCGTCTGGGCCAATGGCGGCTGGGCACGCTGGGGCAGCGGCAGAACGCGACCCTGCCCGTCGGTCACATCGGTGTTGACCTCAAGGTACGGCCAGTTGTTGACGTTGGCCGTTTTCCACTGGTGCTCGTAGCCCTCAAACTGCCCGCCGTAGCCAATGAACGGCGCCTTGGGTGCCAGCGCAAGCATTTCGGCTTCTTGGCTGACCCAATAGTTGTACATCCGCTGGGCGTCCTTGGCGTTGCGGACGATGCCGGACAGGTAGATCTGCCCGTCAATCTCGTACTCGTTGCCAATGACCCGCACGACGGGGATGTACTTGCCCGCCCAGTCGCGCTCCTCAAGGATCTCGTACCCGTTGGTCTTGATCCACTTGACCTGCTTCTTGTCCGCCCGGCGCTGCCGAAGCGGCTTGACGCCCATCATGGCCATCTGCTTGGCCTCGGGCGAGTCCTCAAAGACCGTCATGCCGCCCGGGTACAGGTTCAGCGTTGAGGCCTTGTACTCGATGAAAAAGTACTCGGCAATCCGCACCGTCTCCTGCGTGATCCACTGCGAGAGCATCTGATCGCCAATGCCCTGTTGCTCCAAGGAGCTAATGGGCGTGGCATCTGGGAACGTGCGCTCGAACTCCTCCCGCGTCATGTCCTCGGTGATGAAGCACCACTGGGCGTCCGCGCCGCAGGGGTCTTGAATCATCGGGTCCATGTAAACGCTGAACGGATTACGCACCCGCCCGATGCGGATGTCCTGATCGAAGGTGTTCTCGTCGCAGTACTCGGTGAGGATGCGGATGTAGCCCTCACCAAAGGTCACCTGGTTCTCGCACGCCGTGTCGTAGGCCACATCGGCGTCCGAGATGTACTCGATGTGCCGCACGATGCCATCAAAGATCTCGGCGACCTCGATATCCGCCTTGTCGTCCACCGGAATGACCTTGCCGGAGGGGCGGTTCTGCCGCTGGTCGTTGGTGACCTGCTTGATGTGCTGCGGCAGCTTGTTGATGGTCAGGCACGGTCGCGCGTTGATCGTCTGCCCCTGCACCGAGCCACGGGTGGAGAGCACGTCCGCCGGCCACTGGTACTGGTTGTCGGGGCTGGCCGCCGCAAAGCGCAGGTCGTCAAGTTCGTCCTCGCGGCTGTTGGAATAGGCCGCAATAGCCGTCTTGAGGCGCGTTCGGGCTTTGGCGAGAAGATCGTCGTCGCGTTTGCTCACTTAACTTCCCATCCAACTGTTGCTGGCCCCGTACCCTTGCGCCACCACGCGCCGCTCGGCGCGCTGGGTGGGCTGGCGGGAGGCCACCGGAAAGGCAAAGGTCACCGCCAGCGCGTCCGCTGCGTCCGGTGAGGCCAAACCCCGTGCCCGCATCTCTTTCTTGCCCTCAAGAAAGATCGTACCGGCCGAGTCTGGCTTCTTCATCGGACTCGTGAGGTCTGACTTTAGCTGACGATCAGTGGGAATGCTAGCCGTTCGCAGCCAATTTTTCATATCGCCCCACAGTTCGGCCCGCTTGTTGCCGTACATGATGGGATTCTTGGCTTTCCACCCAAAGTTGACGCCCCGGACGATCTTGTAGCGCTGCTCGTGCAGCCGATCCAAAATCCCGTACCCCAACCCGCCCTCATCCAGCGCCACCAAGGTCGGTTTGTAGTCCTCAATGGCCTCGATCACCCGGCCCACAATGGCCATGGTGTCCTCGCCCCGGTAGCGCTTGATGGCGAGCAAATCCCGCCCCTGGCGCACCACTATCACCGTCGAGTCGGCACCCCCGCGTGCTGGGTCCACCCCAATGACAATCGGCGCCGCAGCGTCCTTATACGCCGGCCGCGAGGCCGCCTCATCCACCAGCTGCGGGCTGATGAACTGGTCGTCGCCCTCGGCCGGAAACTCCCCGTAGACCTCAACCTTGGCCTGGTTGCTGTCCTCGCCGTATTCCTCAATGATTTGCGCGTAGACGTTCTTGTCGGTGTCCTCCACCGTGCGCGCATCGACGATTTTTGTCCGCCAAAAGTCCCTTTTCGCGTGAAAACACTCGAAAAAGTACCCCGAGTTGCGCCGAGGATTACTGAACGAAGTCCAGAATCTGTGCGGCGTGTTTTCTGTAAAGAAACCTTGCGCAACGTCCCAAATGGCGTCCGGCACACCCGACGCCTCATCGAATATGAGCATAACGCCGTCAGAATTGTGCAGACCGGCGTAAGAATCGGGGTTTTCTTCCGACCAAAGACGCCCTTCCGCACCCCAATACCGGGTGCCCTTCTTCAGATCGCGCTCAACCAACTCGGTTAGCCACTTTGAGGGCATGATGCGCGTCGCGCTGACCTCAAACCAATGGCTATTGAGCATCATGGCCAACCATTTTGTGATTTCGGCCCAAGTGACCGAACGCAGCTGGGCTTCACTGTTGGCGCTGACAACGACGCTGGCGCCAATTCGCGTAGACAGCATCCACAGCACCAGCCAAGACACCAAAGCGGACTTGCCGATGCCACGGCCGGACGACACCGCCATGCGAAAAACTTTGTAGTCCACACGGCCGTTGTTTTCGGCAATGTGGGCGGTCATCTCGCGAAGGATGTCACGCTGCCAGCGCCGCGGTCCGTGGTACTTTTCCAGCGGCGTGCCAGGCTCACCCCACGGGAAAGCCAAAAGAACAAACTTTTCTGGGTTGTCTTTGATGTCCGCCGCCCAGATCTGGCTCATCAGGAGCATTTCGTCTTGGGCGCTGTATTTTACGGTTTGCATCAGAGTCTCGGTGCGTGAGTGTAGTGCGCTTGCTCTGCGGCGCGGCGGGCGGCAATTGCATCTTCAAGTGCAGAATAGCGCCCTAAATTGACGTTTTTTCCGTTGATGACTATTTGAGCAACCCATTTCTGTCGCTGCGCCACCCAACTTACGCCTTTATGCCCGCTGGTGTTGCTTTTACGCGCGGTTGTGTTCTGACAATTTTCAGCGCGGGAGCATTCTCGCAAGTTTGACAGGCGGTTGTCGTCACGAATCCTGTTGATGTGGTCAATGTCGCCTGTTGGCCAGACGCCATGCACATAGAGCCACGCCAACCGGTGCGAAAAATAGACGTGTTGATCAACTTTTAGAACCCAATAGCCGCGGCGTTCGCATCCGGCAATGTCGCCAATGCGTATGGTCGGCCGTCGATTGACCTTCCAAGTGAACACGCCGGTATCAGGGTCGTAGTTCAGCAGCGCCTTCAGGCGTGCCTGTGATATAGTCTGTTGAGCCATTATCCACCTCTTGCACAGGTTGATTGGTAAGAAGCCTGTCAGCGTTGGCGCGCTGGCGGGCTTCGTCAATTATAGCACCCTCAACGACTCTATTTCTAGCTTGTTCGAGGGCGCCCAGGATGCTGATCTGTCCTTCCACGGACATCTGCACCTGCTGCT